TGCGAATCGAAGTGGGTCGGACCTGGTCGCGGCTGGGTCGATCCGCAAAAGGAAGCGCTTGCCGCGATCACCCGCATGGACGGCGGTCTGTCGACCATGGAGCACGAGTGCGACGAGCAGGGCATGGATTGGCGCATGGTGCTGATCCAGCAGGCGCGCGAGCACAAAGAGCGTGAGAAGCTGGGTCTGCCGCCGCTGATTCCGATGCAGGCGGCGCGCACGCTGCTGACCATGCCGGCCGAGGACATCGACGACGAGACGAAGCCTGGCGACAAGCGCGCGCCGGCGCCGCCAGCGCCGTCGCCTAAACAGCAGGCCGCCTGATGACCCATCTCGCCCGCGTCGCGTCGCTGATCTTCAATACGCCGCTGCTGGTGACGCCCGACGTCGCCTGCACGATTGCCAGCGCCTTGGCCGAACGGTGGGGCGTCGACCCGATGGAGCCGATTGACGCTTCGCGGTTCGTCGGTCAGCCGGCCGGCCCGCGCGACGCTAACGGCGAGATGCGGACGATGTATCGCGCCGAAAATGGAATCGCGTTGATCAGCGTGCATGGCGAACTGGTCAACCGCGGCGCATGGATCGGCGCGTCGTCGGGGCTGACGAGCTACGAGGGCCTCGACGCGCAACTCGACGCTGTCGAGCGCGACGACTCCATCAAAGGTCTCGTCATCGACTACAACACGCCCGGCGGCCAGGCCTCTGGCGCGATGGAGTCGGCGGCGAAGATCCGCGCCCTCGACGCCAAGAAACCGGTCGTCGCCTTTGTCAACGGCATGGCGGCGTCCGCCGGCTATGCGCTCGCTTCCGGCGCGCGCACGATCATCGCCACGCCATCGGCGATGCTCGGTTCGATCGGCGTCGTCTGGATTCACGTCGATCGCTCGGCACAGGCGGAGCGAGATGGCATCAAGCCAACGGTACTGAAAGAGGGCGCTTTCAAAGGCGACGGCCATTCCTTGGCGCCGCTCGCCGACGACGCGCGGGCGCGCATCCAGGCGCAGATCCGCAAGGTTTACGACCTGTTCGTCGAAACCGTCGCCGCCCATCGGCCGATCGACGCCGCCGCGGTGCGGGCGACCGAAGCGGGCGTCTACATCGGTTCGCAAGCGGTCGAAGCCGGCCTCGCCGATCGCATCGGCTCACTCGATGACGCGTTTCAGGCAGTTCGCGCGGCGCTGCCAAACACTCGCTACGCCCCATCCGTTTTCGCTGCACTCGGAGGAACCAGAATGACCGACACGTTCACCAAAGCCGAACTCGACGCCGCTGTCGCCGAAGCGAAGGCCGCCGGCGTCAAGGAAGGCGCGACGGCCGAGCGCGCCCGCATCGGCGCGATCCTCGACGCGCCGGCCGCCAAGGGCCGCGAGGCGCAGGCCCGCCACTTCGCCTTCAAGACCGGTATGTCGGCCGAAGACGCGCTCGCCGCGCTCGAGGTCGCGCCCGCCGCCGCGGCAAGCGAATCGCCGCTCGACCGGGCGATGGCGACCCAGGAGCAGCCGCGCATCGGCGCTGGCGCGCCGACCGAAGGCCGCGCCGCGCCGCGGGCGATCGACACCGCCGGCATCTACGCCGCCCGCGCCAAGGCCTCCACCGGCCGCTGAACGCCAGGCGCGCTCCTCACCCGCGAATCCACCCCGCAATCAGGATGTGACCCATGTCTCTGACCGAAAACCCGCACGCCGGTTCGTTCATTCTGTCGATGGACGACGACGGAAACCTGTCGACCGACAACGGCGTCGTCGCCTCCGGCGCCGGCGTGCTGCAGCCGGGCGCCGTGTTGGCGCTCAGCGGCGGCAAATATGTGCCGATCGCGCCCGCCGCTAATGACGGCACGCAGAACTGGGCCGGCATTCTGTACGCCCGCGTCGACGCGAGCGCCGCCGATCAGCCGGCGGTCGTCGTCAAGCGCCATGCCGAAGTCTACGCCAGCGGCCTGATCTGGCCGGCCGGCGCGACCGACGCCCAGAAGGCCGCCGCGCTGGCGCAAGCCGCCGCCGCCCTCGTCGTCGCGCGCTGAAGCGCGCCGCCTGAAACCGCGCGCCGAGGCGCGCTCACCGCAACCGCGCTAACCGCGCTTCAGCCCGCAGGAGTCCAAGATGGACCCGTTGGTTCTCAATCCCTTCGCCTCAGACGCGTTTTCGTTTCTCAGCCTCACCGACTCGATCAACAAGCTGCCGTTCACTCCGGGTCGCCTCGGCGAACTCGGCCTGTTCAGCGAGAGCGGCATCCCGACGACTGGCATCGTGGTCGAGGAGAACAACGGTTTCCTCAGCCTGATCAACGCCAGCAAGCGCGGCGGCCCCGGCGAGACGCGGCCGAAGAACCCGCGCACCGCTCGCACGCTCAACGCGTCGCACTACCAGATCGACGACACCATCCTTGCCGAGGAAGTGCAAAGCGTGCGCGAGTTCGGCCTGCCGGCGACGCCGCGCACCGTCGAAACCTACCTCGGCCAGCGCATGGCGCAGATCACGCCCAATTTCGACGCGACGCTCGAGTTTCAGCGCGTCGGCGCTTTGGGCGGCGTGATTCTCGACAAGAACGGCGCCACCGTCTACGACCTGTTCGCTGAATTCGGCGTCACCCAGGCGGCGGCGATCTCGTTCGGCGGCCTCGGCGCGGCCGTCAAGCCGCGCCAGGTGTCGGCGACCGTCGTGCGCACCATCAAGAAGCTGCTCGGCGGCATCGCGATGAAGGGCGTCGGCGCGATGTGCTCGGACACCTTCTGGGACGCGCTGATCACCCATCCCGACGTCGAGAAGACCTACCTCTATCAGGAAGGCCAACGCCTGCGCGACGGCATCGCCTATGCGCAGCTCGATTTCGGCGGCATCCACTGGGAGAACTACCAGGGCTACGTGCCGAAGAACGACGGCACCAGCGACGTCACGCCGTTCATCCCGGCCGGCGCGGTGCGCTTCTATCCGCTCGGCGTGCCGAACTTCTTCCGCACGGTGTTCGCCCCGGCCGACTACAACGAGACGGTCAACACGATCGGCCTGCCGCGCTACGCCAAGGCGATCCCGTTCGACAACAACAAGGGCGTGCGGTTGGAGATGCAGGCCAACCCGCTGTCATACTGCACCCGCCCGGGCGCGCTGCTCTCCGGCACGCTCGCCTGACGCATGTCGGTCTTCGCTGACGCTTTCGTCGCTCGGCAGGGCTCGCTGGACTCCGCGTTCGGCGAGCCCCTGCTGATCGCGCCGCAGGTCGCCGGCGAGTTTACCGCCGGCGGCGACGACCCGGCGAATCCGCCGTTCGCCGCGGTCGGCGTGCTCGACGTCGAAGGCGTGGTGGTCGACGACGCCGGCCTGAAGACTGGCGCGCGTTCGGAGGTGGCGATGCTGAAGCCGTCGGCCGATTTCGCGCTGTCGCAATTCGGGCCGGGTCGCCCGCAGCCGGTCAAGGGGGCGCGCATCACGGCGACCAGCCGCGCTGGCGCGCCCCGCTTCGTCGTGCTCGACGCGCTGCCGGACGGCGTCGGCCGCCTGACCTGTCAATTGGCGGTGTTGCCATGAGCGCGGACGTCGGCTTTCATCGATCCTCGCAGCCACGCCGCTGTGACGGCCGCAGGCTGCTGGACGGTTTGCCGAAGAATCAAGAGACGTTGACCTTGTGGGGCGAGGGCCCATGGCTTCTGGCTCCGCGCGACACGCAACCCCATGGATGGAGGTTGCGCGCTCGGCTTTATGCAAGGCTTCGTCCGCCGCTGGTATGCGGTCATTACATCGGCCTCGTGCTTGCGAGCCAGAAAAAGATCGCCGAGCGTCTGATTCGGCGGTTGGGGGTCAAGCGACCGCCCCTCAGCGGATACAGTGAGTACGGGCAGGACGTGTCGACGTTCGCTCGTCGCCGGTACCGCGCCGTGGTCGGCGGCGTTTCGCGATGAGCGGCATCGCCGCCTTCGCCCTCGGATTCTCGGCGGCGCGCGCCTTGCGCGGACGCACCTGGGCCGATTCCAACGTGCTGTTTGAGCCGAACGCGCCGGTCGAAGTCACCGCGCCGCTGATCTGCGTCTGGTCGGGGCTCGGCCGCAGCGGGGTTGTCGGTGGCGACCTGCTCAATGGCGCATCTGACGTGCGCCTTAGGTTTGATTTTTGGCTGCCGCCGAGAGTGACGGCCGATGGCGTCACGTTCGACGCTGAAGCGGGGCAGTCGCTCGTTTTCGCACTGCTGTGGCGCCAAGTTGAAACAGCGCTGCTTACCGATACGACGGTATGGGCCGATCTGTGGCGCCGCATTCGCCTGCGCGTTCACTCGATCACCGCTGCTCGCGACCTATACGAGCCTGAAAAGGGAATGCGAATTCCCGCCAACGTTGTCGAGCTCCATTGCGAGACGCTGGCCGAGCCGCCGGTTGGCGAACCGCCGAGCGGCGTGTGGGCCGATTTCGTCGCCGCGATGCGCGCCGACACGGCTGAGATCGCCGGGCTCGCCGACCTGATCGCCGCGCAGATCCAGGCCTCGGACGGCGTGCTGCCGGATTGGCAGGTCGCCATGGGGCTGCTGGGGACGACCGCGGCGGCGATCGCCATGATCGGCATCGGCCCGGCTGACGACTCGACGCCGGCCGTCGACACCGGCGACGGCGCCGCCGCGCAAGAGGAAGTCGACGTTTCGGCGGCGCCGGAGGCGGATATCTGACCATGGATCCGCTCGACGAAGTCTTCGAGGCGCTTGGCCGCCTGTTTCAGGGCCAGGCGGATCTTGAGGCGCGCATCGAGCGCATGTTCCGCAAGGGCAAGGTCACGGACGTCGATGCGACCAAGCATCTCTATCGCCAGGAGATCGGCCTCGACGACGACCAGAACCCGGTGAAGTCGCCGTGGCTGCCCTATTCGCAGATCGCCGGGGCCCGCAAGTCGCATTCGCCGCCGAGCGTCGGCGAGCAATATCTGCTGATCAACCCCGACGGCTCGCCCGACTTCACCCAAGGGCTGGGCGTGCCGCACGGCTGGTACGACAAGGCCCTCTCGCCGTCGACCGACCCGGCCGCCGACGTCACCACCCGCGGCTCGACGATCGACACCACCAAGCCGGGCTCGCGGGTGATCTCGGCCGACAAGCAATCGGCGGTCAATATCCAGAAGGACGGCTGGGTGATGGCGACGGTCAAGGGCACGCCGAAATTCGTCATCTTCGACGCGGCGGCGCAGGTCTATTACCAGATCGATCCGGCCGCGCTCAAGCCGACCGACCCGCCGCCGGCGCCGCAATGACCGCCGGCGTCAATCGCCTCACC